AGAAGAAAATAAAGAATGACTGGGGTTCTGAAGAAGGAGCAGCTGGTAATGTTATAACACCAGTACAAAGAGAGCGTGCTGCTAAAAACTCAGGTCTTAGTGAAGAGGTTGTTGATGAAGTATTACAAAAATTATATAGTAATAACAGATATAACGAACTTATAGAAGAAGCTAAAACAAACAGACAGACACTTGTAGAAGCATTTGGTGATTCTATAGCTGCACATCAACGTATTACAGCTGGTAGAAATGCTGCTGATATGTCTCCAGAAGAGTATCTAGAAGAGATATTAAGAGCTACTGACACATACTCTATTACAGATATAGATGGTAATGTCATAGATAAAGTTGACACAATAACAAGTAAGTATGTTGTTGTTACTGACATGGTTGTTGGTACACTTTTACAACAAGTACGTGACTTAGGTATTGCTGGTAGAGAACTAAAAGATTTTGTAAACCTAGCTGATACTGATGGCCCATTAGAAGCTATACGTGACACCATGTTTGTGGCACTAACAGAAGCTAAACGTGCTAGAATAATTAAATCACAGAACTTTAGAGAACTAGGTGCAGGCAAACGTAGATATCTAGAAAAGACATTGTCACAAGAAATGGCTGACACACGTGAGTCAATACAGGCTATACTAGATATATCAGTCGAAACAGACCCAAATGGCGAAATGCTTATGGCATTGTTTGAAGCCTTTTCATCTATGAAGACTGTAAACAATCTAGATGACTTTGACCAGTGGGCTCGTAAAATGATACGAGGTGGTGAGATCGAAGGTAAACAACAGACAGGTGCTCTTGTCAGAGAACTACAAGGTGTAATGACACACAGTATACTATCTGGCCCTAAGACACCAGCTAGAGCTATCATCGGTACAGCCACACATACATTCTTACGTCCTATGGCTACAACTTTAGGTGCTGCATTGTCACTACCATTTACCAAAGACGTGCGTGGTTTACGTGCAGGGCTAGCATCTATGAACGCTATGATGGAAGCTATACCAGAGTCATTTGAGTTATTTAAAACAAGACTAAACTCTTACTGGTCAGGCGAGATATCAACTGTTAAAACTAGATTCTCTGAGTATACAGCTGGAGATCAAAACTGGGAAGTATTACGTAGATGGGCAGAAAATAGTGGCCGTGCTACACCCGGCGACAAGGCTGCATTTCGTATGGCTAATATGGCACGTACATTGAATGATAAGAGTTTCTTAGGATACTCTACAAAAATCATGGCTGCTACTGACGATGCGTTTGCATACATACTAGGTAGAGCTAAGATGCGTGAGAAAGCATTACTATCTGCATTTGATGTAAGAGATGCTGGTAAGTTAACTTCATATACTGAGATTGATGCTCCTCTTGTAAGAGACTTTGAGGACTTTTTCTATCGTGATATATTCGATGCAAATGGTAATATAGTTGACGAAGCTACAAAGTTTGCACGTAAAGAAGTAACACTAACTCAAGACCTTAGTGGTTTTTCTAGAAACCTAAACGCAGTGTTTCAACAGAATCCTTGGGCTAGACCTTTCTTTTTATTTGCACGTACAGGTGTAAACGGTCTAAAACTTACAGCTAAATTTACACCCGGTTTTAACTTCTTAGTCAAAGAGTTTAATGATATAGCATTTGCAAAACCAACAGCAGAAACCTTTGCAGAGCTTGGGCCAAAGTTTGGTATTACTAATGCTAGAGAACTTGCTAACGCTAAGGCACTACAACGTGGTCGATTGGCGATGGGCTCTGCTCTAGTATTTATGGCTGCACAAAAATGGATGTCAGGAGAGCTGACAGGTAACGGCCCAATAGATAGACAAAAGCGTAATGTTTGGATGGATGCAGGCTACAAACCTAGAACTATAAAAATAGGCGAGGTACAAGTAGGTTACGATTCGTTTGAACCGTTTAACCAAGTTATGTCTATGATAGCTGATATAGGTGACGCTAGTTTACTTATGGGTGAAGAGTGGACAAAAGATAACCTACTCAAGGTATCTCTACTACTAGCTCAAGGTGTAACAAGTAAATCTTATCTTGCTGGTTTACAATCGTTTGTAGACTTGTTTGGTGCAAAACCCGGACAGCCTGCAAGAATAGCAGCTAACTTGATGAATAACACCATACCTTTAGGTGGTCTACGTAACGAGCTTGGTAAACTATTTACACCATACATGAGAGAACTAAACTCAGGTTTGATTGACTCTCTTAGAAACAGAAACCTATACGCAGAAGGCTTACCCGGCGAGGACTTACCAATCAAGTATGATATACTTAATGGTCAGCCAGTCAAGCCGTACGACTTTATGACTAGAGCATTTAACATGTTTAGCCCTATACAGTTTAACCTAAGCCAAAGTCCCGGTAGAACCCTACTGTTTAACAGTGGTTATGACATGAGATTGTCAGTTCTATACTCTCCAGAGGGTGACAACCTAACAGATGAGCCTAGACTTAGATCTGCATTTCAGAAAGCTATTGGAGATCAGAACCTAGAAGTTAGACTAAATAGACTTGCAGAAGATCCTAAGATACAAGAATCTATTGCAGAAATGAACAGACTAATTTCTACAGGACAAAGAACCGAGTATGAGGTTATGGACTTCTATCATAATAAACAGATAGATGCTATATTCCAAGCTGCTAGAAAATTAGCATGGCAGCAAGTTAGTGCAGAGCAACCAAAGGTAGCTGAGATAAAAGAAGAAGAGAGGGCAAAGAAAGCAAAGCGACTAACCAAAACTAAACAAACATTCCAATCCGAAATTCAAGTCCTACAACGAATTTATAAATAATGGCAACAACATTCGTAGAACACACTGGGGATGGAAATGCAACTAAGCAGTTTTCTTTCCCTTCATATCAAGAATCTGATGTCAAAGTCCGTGTAGATGGTGTGCTTAAAACAACAAGTACACACTACAATATTACTAGCTACACTACTACAGGTGGTGGTAATGTAGTTTTTACATCAGGCAATATACCACTTAGCGGAACTATCCGCATATATCGTGACACCAGTGTTGACGCAGCTAAGGCTGTTTTTACACCGGGGTCGTCTGTAAAAGCAGCTGACTTAAATAATAACATAACACAGCTTTTATACAGAGCACAAGAAGAGCAAGTGCCTAATCTCATACAGTCGTATGATATAGAACCAAGTGCTATAGAAACAAGTAATATAAAAAATGATTCTGTAAACGCTGATAAAATAGCTGACGATGTTATAAACTCTGAACACTATGTAGCTGGGTCGATAGATCATGAACACTTAGCTAACGACATTATAGACGGAGATAACATACAAGATGATGTAATTAACTCTGAACATTATGTTGCTGCTAGTATAGATCATGAGCATCTAGCCAATGACATTATAGATGGCGATAACATTCAAGATGACGTTATAAATTCTGAGCACTATGTAGATGGGTCTATTGACCATGTGCATTTATCTAATGACTGCATAGATGCAGATAATATACAAGATAATGCTGTTGGATCTGAACATATACAAGCTGATGCTGTTACTGATTCTGAAATAGTAACAGGAACTTTAGATAACAGATACTACACAGAGACCGAACTAAACAATGGTCAATTAGATAATCAGTACTACACAGAAACAGAATTAGACAATGGTCAATTAGACAATAGGTATTTTACAGAAACTGAACTGTCTAACGGTGCATTGGATGGTAGATACTACACAGAAACAGAAGCCGAAGATAGATTCCTTAGACAAGACTCTTCTGAAACTATAGCTAGTGGACAAACTTGGTCTAACTCTGACGCATTTGTAGCTACTACAGCTGCTATCAATGCACGTATCATTGACCTTATAGATGAGGTTGGTGGTTTTACAGCTATTGCAAACCAAACTAGCTTTCCAGCAACTAACCCACAAGGAGCTACAGGACAGGCAGCTATACTAAGTATCGCAGCTACAACTGCTACTCTAACACCTAGCGGTACAACAGTTACTATACCAAACGGTGCTGGTACAGGAAACACTGTAACTATTACAGGTGTACCTACAGCTATACCACAGAACTTTGGTTTCTTGGTAGAGTCAACATCTACATTACATACATACAGTTTTCATAGATTAGTACCTATAGCTACTCAAGTTAATACTGTTGCACAAAACATAACTAATATTGTACAAGCTGGTGTAAACGTAGCTGATATAAATAACTTTGCTGATATATACATCATATCTTCTAGTGAACCTACAACAAGAAACGATGGTTCATCTTTACAAGAAGGTGACTTATGGTTCGATAGTTCTAACGATAACTTACAAGTTTATACAGGTAGTGCGTTTTCTATTATCACACCGTCTCAAGCAGTTCTTGATGACGTAGCTATTGTATCAGGTGCTATAACATACAGTG